TACTGCCTCAACAACGTTTCAGCAAGCATTTCAATTATGCTCATCTATAACAACACTACCAGATTTCTTATTTGCTCCTAGTGCTACAAATTTTGCTAACACTTTTCAAGCTTGCACATCGTTAAATATTATACCTTCCGCCACATTTAGTGGAAACATATATGCTACAAATTTTTCTAGTATATTTTATGGATGCACCTCTTTAACTAGTATACCCACTAATTTATTCGTTAATAATCAATTAGTTTCAACATTCCAGAGTGCTTTTTTTGGATGTTCTGCTTTATCTTCGGTTCCATCGGATATATTTAGATATACTACCGCAGTTACGACTTTTCAAGGTTTATTTACCAGTTGTACTTCCCTGACATCAATTCCGGTAGACTTGTTCAGATATAATACATTTGCTGCTAATTTTGTTAATGCATTTCTAAATGATACAATAAATACAATAGACTATAGTAGATTATTAAACGAACTCAATACATATAATCCACAAAATACTGTTACATTTCATGGTGGAAGCAGCAAATACAATAGTTCTGCAACATCAGCTAGAAGCAGCTTGATTGGCAGAGGCTGGATTATAACTGATGGAGGACTACAAGCATGATATCTATAGAATATCCACAAAATACCGTTTATTGGATTTTAACAAATGGTTCCATATTTGTAAAGGGCGAAACTCTCCCAGAACAAATTACTTCCGCAAACGATGATTGGTCCATACATTTACAAACTAATGATATTAGCGAATGGCAAAGTGAATGCGTATCATTAGGTATATGGGAAGATGAAACAACCACACCAGAAGGAGTATAATTATGCCTCTTACAACAACAGATGTAGTAACAAACGTAATCAGTGGAAATGAAACACCCAAAAATGCCACAACGGTTGTTTATTGTCAAAGAACGGGAGAATATGGTCTAGCCAATGCTACTTACGAGCAGAGCATGACCTATGGTACACTAGAAGATAAATATACAGAACGATTTTATAACAATATTGATAGTTTAAGAACAGTTGACGGTGGAACCCCATGAGCAAATATAGATACTATTTAGCTGGTTGCATAGTCAGTTTATTTGTTCTAGGATGTAATACTGAATGTTTTCTAAATCCAGAAGACATCACCAATATGTATTCATCATACGTAGAACAATGGACCAGAGAAGTTAAAACCAGTTTCGATGATGCTGAAAAAGAAGTATTTAACAAAATTCCTAAACCCGACGTTATAATTAAGCCGGATCCAGATCCAGCCAAATGTATTTGCAAAGGAACAGGAATTATTGTACAGGGCGATGGTCATAAAACACAGTGCGAGTATCACGGGAAAAAAGAAGTCCAACAAAAAAGTGTCAATATAATTAGAAGATGAAAGGAATGATATGTTAGAGATGTATTTAAAATACGGAGCGATTGTTGCTGGAGTACTATTGGTATTGTGGAATTTTGTAGACTCAAAATACATCATTTCCAAATTATTTAAGCAAAAGACTACACCAACACCAAGTACCAAAACTGGAAACAAAGAAACGGACTTCTTAGAGATAGTTTCATTATGGTATCAACTAAAATCAAAATGTGACGAGTGCAAACTTTCTGTAGCATCCAATAAACTAGACGAGGTATTCCCTCTCCTCAATGGAGTACTTGAAGATGAAAATTAAACCAACACTATTACTAGGAGTTGCGTTAATACTTGTTGGCCTTTTTATTGGTAATGCCAAAAAAGTAGACAATAAGCTTAAACTTTTAGAAATAGATCAACCAAGTGCAGAGATTATATCCCTTGTCGAACCGATTGGTAGCCTAGTGACCAATCCAGACGATAAAGCCAAGATGGCATTGTTTAATTTCGAATTCTCTAAAAGAATATCGTCATATGACGCAGACATACAACAAGTAAACGATGTATATGTTTTAGCGGCACAAAAGTTTTTCCAAGACTCTATGGATGATAAGTATAATAATCTTGATGTGAAAATAGTAGATCTTATTAGATCAGTCACATCCGAAGAAAATCATACATTAACAGATGCGGAAAAGTTAGCATTATCGCAAAGATTTAGTGGACTATCATGGACCCTTATTAATAAGTGAATAACATGCCCTTACATCATCAAATTAAAAATATCATAGACTCCATCTTTTCAGAAGGTGGTTATAACATTCAAAAATTCAATGTTAAATTTCCATACCCTCTTGATATAAGCATCATAAAGGACAAAGATGGTAGCATTGATTTAACATTTACTAAAGCGCTACCACACGTTAGCTGGAAGAAGTTCATTACTTTATCGGCTAGAGTAGACGGGATTACCTTAAAAGAAAACGGCGGAATTCTAAAACTGAAATTTTTTCCAGATATCCCATTTGGATATGATGATGAGCCTACAAGCCTTGAAGCCCCAAGTTATGATTTTTCTTCTGTGGCTTCCGATATCAATAGCGAGTATTCTGATCCAGAACGAAGATTTTTAGCAAACAAGTGTTTGCATTACGCAAGCGAGTGGGCTACAATAGCTAGTCAAGGATGCGACTTCGCTTGTGCGTCGAGCAGCGACAAGAAGCGTTTAAAAAGAGATTGTAAAAATTTCGTAATGGAGAATATCAAAAAAGATACCGAATTGCAGGCCGGTAGTGTTGTATTGACATTCTTATTCTTTTACGTTGTATTGCCAGTTGTTTTAAAGTTTATTCTTGAGAGAGTATTCAAGAAGCTCTTTTCTTGATTATTTTCGCGGTTTCTAAAAAATCACAGAAGGATTGTATATGCAGGTTTTAAAGAGAAATGGTTCATTTGAAAAGTACAATGTCGAAAAGATTCATAAGGTAGTTGAGTGGGCGATAGGTGGAATAAATAACGTCTCTTGGTCAGACATAGAAATGAACGCCCATCTATCTTTACATGATGGGATAAGCACCAGAGATATCCACCAGATTCTAATCAAGTCAGCAAACGATCTGACTTCTCCAAGTAAACCAAACTACCAGTACGTAGCCTCTCGCCTGCTTAATATGTCTTTGCGAAAAGATCTATGGGAGAGATACGATAATCCTCCATCATTATCCGACCACATAACCAAAAATGTTAAACTTGGTATATATGATCAAAATCTATTAGATCAATGGACTAGTGATCAATTAAATGAATTGAATAATGTAGTAGATCATGATAGAGACTATCTATTTACTTATGCTGGACTACAACAACTAATAGACAAGTATTTGGTCAAGAATCGTGCAACCGGTGAAATTTATGAAACTCCTCAGTTTGCATATATGGCAATCGCCATGTCTTTGTTTCATAGCGTTGAAGAAGTAAAGGAAGCATACGAATGTTTTTCTACATTCAAAATCAATCTTCCGACTCCAATTATGGCTGGAGTAAGAACTAAAATTAAACAGTTTGCAAGTTGTGTTCTTGTGGACGTTGATGATGATCTAAATTCTATTTTTTCTAGCGTACACGCCGTTGGAAAATATACGGCACGACGGGCTGGTATCGGTCTAAACATTGGACGAATTAGGCCAATTAATTCTAGTATTCGTGGTGGAGAAGTAATTCATACTGGTCTTATCCCATACTTAAAGATATTTGAATCTACCGTCAAGGCCACAAGTCAGAATGGTATTCGCGGCGGGTCTGCCACAGTACACGTTCCCTTTTGGCATTATGAAATTGAGGACATTGTTGTTCTCAAGAATAACGCTGGCACGGATGATAACAGAGTAAGAAAACTGGACTATTCTGTACAATTCAGCAAGATTTTTTATGAAAGACTAATAAAGAACGAAGATATCACACTATTTAGTCCAGCAGAAGTTCCAGATCTATATGAAAATTTTGGTAATAATACTGCATTCAATGAACTATATGAAAGATATGAAAAATCTAGAAATATCAAGTTTAAGAAAAAGATCAACGCTAGGAAACTGGCAGAGATATTTACCAAAGAAAGATTGGAAACTGGTAGAATTTACGTTATGAACATAGATAATGCTAATGAACACGGATCTTGGGATGTTCCGGTTTATATGTCCAATCTATGTCAAGAAATTATCCATCCAACCAATCCTATAAAGTCTATCGATGACGCAGAGGGCGAAATAGGTATTTGTATTCTTTCCGCTCTAAATCTATTGGAGTTAGATACAGATGAGGATATCGAAAAGGCTTGCTCTATAGCCGTGCGTAGCCTAGAGTCAATCATAGACTATCAAGATTATCCAGTTGTTGCTGGAGAAAATTTTACTAAGAATAGAAGATCTCTTGGCATCGGAGTTACAAACTTTGCTGGATTTTTGGCAAAGAATAAACTAAAGTACGATGATCCAGAAACTCTAAAATTAGTTCACACCACTATGGAAAAGATCCAGTGGCATTTATTAAATGAATCCTGTAAGTTAGCGGAGCAATATGGACCCTGCAAGAAATTCAATGACACAAAATATGCCCAAGGTCTTTTGCCGATTGATTGGTACAAAAAAACAGTTGACGAACTAGTTAAGCCAGAGTATACTATGGATTGGGAGGCTCTACGCTCTAGGATTCAATCTTATGGGCTAAGACACTCCACTCTCACAGCTATTATGCCCTGTGAGTCCTCAAGCGTCATTCAAAACAGCACAAACGGCATAGAGCCTGTAAGAAATTTGATGTCCTATAAAAAAGCTAAAAATGGGGTTTTAAAACAACTGGTGCCAAATTATGCATCACGTAAAAACTATTATACTTTAGCTTGGGATATGGAGGACAACAAAGCTATCCTAAACATTTGTGCCACCCTGCAAAAGTTCGTGGATATGAGTATTAGTGTTAATCTGTACTACAATTATTCCCATTATCCTGACGGCAATATACCCTTGAGTATTTTAATTAAGGATCAAATTTACGGGTATAAATATGGTGTAAAGAATTTTTATTACTGCAATACTCCTGACGGTGACGGTCAAACTGAAAAATCCTCTGGTTGTGAATCTGGTTCGTGTGCAATATAGGAGTAAATATGAAAACAATATTAAATAAGCATAACGTTGATTACCTTTCGCAGCCACTATTTCTGGGCGAAGACTTGTCTCTACAAAGATATGACAAGTTCAAATATCCTGTATTTTTTGATCTATACAAAAAGCAGCTAGAATTTTTCTGGAGGCCAGAGGAAATAGAACTCAAAAAAGACAGAAACGATTTCAAAAATGATGACATTATGTCAGAAAATGAACGTTTCATCTTTACATCAAATCTAAAATATCAGACTATGATGGATAGTGTTATCTGCCGTGGCGTCCCTACGCTTACTCAGTATGTTTCTAATCCAGAATTAGAAGCATGTATGAACGTGTGGCAATTCTTTGAACAGATTCATAGTTATAGCTACACCTATATTATTAAAAATGTCTACAGTAACCCAAGCGATATATTGGATAGCTGTTTAACAGATAAAGAAATTCTTAAAAGAGCCAACGTGGCGATCAAAGAGTACAACGCTCTTAGAGATATAGGATATTCCGGCAAGCTTAAAGATATCAAAAAGCAGATTTACCTAACTCTAATCAGCGTTAATATTTTGGAAGCTGTTCGTTTTTATGTTTCTTTTATTTGTGCATTTGCGTTTGCTGAAAACAAAAAAATGATCGGAAATGCAGATATTATCAAATTGATCAAGAGGGACGAAGCTCTACATTTGTATAACACTCAAGAGATAATTAAAATCTTACATTCCAATGAAGACGAGGGCTTCGTCAAAATAGCAGAAGAGTGCGAAGAGGATGCCATTGCAATGTTTGAATCGGCAGCGTCAGAAGAAAAGGCTTGGTCAGAGTATCTCTTTAAAGATGGCTCTATCATTGGTCTAAATGAAAAAGTGATGGCAGAATATATTGATTGGTTATGCATGACAAGAAGAAAAAATATAGGATTGCCATATGACAAGGGGTGCAAAAATCCCATTTCTGGATGGACAGACCCTTGGATGAATAGTGAATCGGTACAAGTAGCACCACAAGAACATGAGATCACATCGTATAAAATTGGTGCTAGTAAAAATGATCTAGAGGAAGTTGACCTAGGAGGATTAGACATATGACCATTTATGAAAATCTTGATGGAAGTTCAGAAGTAAACACCGTACAAGTAAAATTAGTTCACGGCAATGCTCAGAAACCGACTAGAGCTAATGAAAATGATGCTGGATGGGATTTATATTCGACCATTCATACCGTCATACCGCCAAAACAACGAAAGACTGTCAACACAGGAATATCACTACAAATGCCAGAGCATTTTGCTGGACTGATTTGGCCTAGATCCGGCCTATCAGTTAAAAGCGGCATAGATGTTCTAGCTGGAGTAGTGGATAGTGGTTATAGAGGAGAAATAATGGTATGTCTTTACAACACTTCTGATGAAAATGTTGCAATACATATCGGGGATAGAATCGCTCAGATTATATTCCAAGAGGTTCCTCGCGTAAATATGGAGGTCCATGAAACGTTAGGTTCCTCGCAACGAGGAGACAACGGCTTTGGCAGCACAGGAAAATAACAATTCGAATAACCCATATTCAAAGAAGAATAAGAAGAACAAGGCCACAAAAGATAATGTACTAGTAGCAAAAACTGAAAATCAAAAAGATTATATCAGATCTATAATAGATAATCACATTACTTTTTGTACCGGACCATCTGGAACTGGCAAATCGTTTATTGCTGCTGGAATAGCGGCTGAACACTTGCAAAAAGACAAGATTGAGAGTATCATAGTAACGAGGCCACTAGTTTGTACCGGAAAAGACATAGGATCTTTACCGGGAGAATTAAATGAAAAGATCAAACCCTACCTACAGCCAATGGAAGAGAATCTAAAATACTTCCTTGGTAGAGATAAGTTTGGTTTATATTTTAACACCAGAAGAATTCGTTTTGAACCACTAGAAACCATGAGAGGATCAACGTTCCATAATGCATATATGATTTTAGATGAAGCTCAGAATTGTACACTAGAACAGATAAAAATGTTCATTACAAGAATGGGAGAAAATTCTAAAGTCATTATCAATGGCGATACCAAACAAACGGATCTATTTCGTGACAACGGATTACCGTATTGCCTAGATAGATTAAAGAATCTTAATGGCGTTGGAATTTGTAAGTTAGATTACTCGGATATTCAAAGAAATGGAATACTTGGTGCAGTTCTATATGCACTAGAATCTTGAGGACAATATGTTATATGACTATAAGTGTGATGCCTGCCTGCACGAAATGAAAGATGTTTATCAGTCTATCAAGGATGAGGCACTCACTGAATGTCCTAAATGTGGAAAACCAGCCCTCTGTAGAGTAATATATGGAGGGCTAGGTTCTTTTATGAAGGACGCCAAAACCATAGGGCAGCTAGCGGACAAAAATTGGTCCAAATTAGGTAGCTATGAAAAATCTGAAATAGAATCCAAACGTAAGAGCGAAGTATCTCAGCAAGATCAAAATTTTAGTAAGTTTGGTAATGCTACCAAAAAAGAAATCAATAAGATGACACAGACCCAAAAGGAAAGATACATTATAACAGGTGAAAAATGAAGTTTATAGATAAGCCTACCGACACAATATCTAAAAATAGCTCAGAAGCTATTTATAATCAAAGTGGAAATCTAGACTCAGAAACCACGAAGATATTTGCTAAATCATTGTTTATTGATCTCGGTGATAATAAGACCCAAAAGAAGTTCTTTATCAGAACATATAATAACACACCATTTGACCCAAACGGGCCAGAAGCAAGGCGAGAAATTTGGAATAGAACAGAATTAAAATCTGTATCTCAATCCACATTTGATCTATATGTAAAATATCTTAATACTAAGAATTCTTTGTATATGACCAGAACTCAGAGGAGTTATATCAATGGCTAGTAAACGAGGACCATTAAGTAGGGCCGAAGTGTTCTATATTCAAGAACACGTAAAGTCTGGGAAAAATATTGATGAAATCGCTTCAGATCTTGATAGGCCAGCAAAGTCTATAGAAAAATGCGTTACTCAAGCCCAAAAGGCTAATGCTCCAAAAAGACTTACCGCCGGTGATCAATTTGCAAGAAAAAGTGGATCTGTTGTAATGACAGAAAATGCAGCGACTATTGCCGACGCTCGCAGAAAAACCAGAGTACCAAGCGATGCCAAGAATTGTGTAACAAAGGTAAAGAATGATCAAGATAATAACAGCCTGTGACAATAAATTAAATCACATATCTGAGTTAAACAAGCCGATAGTAGAACAATATTGCAACACCAATGGTTATCAGCTAGTTAGCAAAACTATTGAAAATTTTGATAGGCCAGCTTCTTGGTTTAAAGTTGGAGCTATTTTATCTGAATTTGAAAAAAATGATTGCGATCATATTTTATGGTTAGATACAGACACCTTAATTCTCAAGCAATCCTTTAAATTAGAGTCTCTACTAAAACAGGATAAATATTTTTACCTATGTAAAGATGCGAATGGGATTAATTGTGGGGTATTCTTAATGTCTAATGTTCCGCTTATGAAGGACATGTTGTCCGCTGTAGATGCTTTGTATCCCAAATATCAGAATCACGGATGGTGGGAACAAGCTGCTATTATGGAACTAATACGTAGAAATCATTTAAATATTAATTCGCACATAGAGTATGTTCCTCAGAATATTCTCAATGCATATGATTCAAAACTGGTACATACCATCAACAACGGATATGTTAATCAAGATTCTTTTATATTGCATCTACCATCTATAAACAACACCACAAGATATAATGTGATTAAGCAATATATCTCAGAATACTATGGATATTAATCATATAGCTATAGATCAAAACCATATAGAATTGATATATGGTCTGATTATTAGCCACAAGCCAAAAACAATATTGGAGCTTGGTATCGGCAGTGGCTTTTTAACAAAAAGAATGATAGAAGCTTTTAAATACAATGAATATCAAGTAGATATCGATTGTGTAGATAATTTTTTTGATTGGCATGGAAAAATTCCAGAGCATATAGCCAAACTACAGGATATTAATCTAATTGTACAATCTGAGAAAGCCTTTCTTGATTCATCCAGCAAAGCATATGATTTTATTGTGTCCGATGCTGATCATTTTAATTGCCACAAATGGATAGAATTGACCCATTCAAAGTTAAATAATGATGGGATATTAGTATATCACGACATAACCAATCCCTCATTCCCAAATCTTATGTCGATAAAAATGTATTATGACACAGTACCACACCAGTTTTCATCAATGCTATTTTCTAAAAATAGCAAACAAGGTGAGCGATGCGATAGAGGACTTTTAGTTTTACAAAAGAGACAATCATGATTACTTCATACGAACAATGGTTACAAGAATATAGAAAAGATAAATACAAGATTTGGATAAGGGCTACATTGTCCAATAATCAAGAATACTATCTGCCAGATGTAAAAGATTGGAAAGATCTTAAAGAAATTTGTAAGACCAACAAATTGAAAGTAAAGAAGGTTGGCCTACAATACCGATCACACTCCATAGAGGTTGACACATCAGACACCGATGGTGTATACTTGATCAAGTCTGTAATTGGCATGATCGGAGAAACCACAAAGCAAACAGTAACCATAGGTAAGTTATATGGTGACACAATTTATAAAAGTATGTGGATTACTCCAGAATTGATAGAAGAACTAAAAACCAAAGATTCAGTTGCGGATTCATTTGAGGAAGTATTGATTTATGACTACCAAAAAGAACAGACCAGAACTATTTAATCAGCAGTATCAAAAAGAATGGTCAGAAACACATAAGTATAAGCACATCCACACTGGCGAATATTGCACATTTGAGGCTTATGTAGCAGAATTTATAGTATTGCGAAGATCTGAAAAATTGAACTTAGGCAAACCATCTTATAAGTTTTGGACCAAGGGCGATCCATTGCACTGGCTGTGGAAGAAACAATACGGTGCCGCCATACAATTGAAAAAGAAATATAGCGAAGAAGCTATCCTTAATGCCATAAAATCTAAAGATTTTGATAATCTATTAGTTATTGGTATTCAAAATGGCAGGGGATACAAAGTAAATCCATTAGCCGAAAAAGTCATTATCAAACATCAAGCTATATTGGATAAACAGCAAACCAAAATCGAAGTTAATCTTGAAGAAAATGTTGAAAGTAGACCAGTTGAAACTAGGGCTACGCAGAGCTATAATACAAAAAGGACTACCATGAACAAGTTGAGGAATCTATGAGCAAAACCAAAAAGCCCACAAAGTTTTCGGAAGATAGCGTAAGCAGTTCCATCATTTCCAAATATGGGGATGTTGTTAGGAGCGGAACTGAGGTTCTAGAAAATATCAATAGCCTAAATGTAATTGGGGTATCTCCAGCGTTGGATATCGCACTTGGCGGTGGAATTAGAGAAGGTTCTGTTGTTGTTATGACAGGAGATCCAAAGAGCGGAAAGACCACTACAGCACTACATTTTGCCTCCAAGTGTCAACAAAAGGGGAAGCGTGTTATTTATGTCAATACGGAGGGTAGGTTATCAAGACAAAACTTTGATGGCATCAAGAACCTAAATGCAGACAACATTCTTATTATAGAGTCAACAGATGAAAGAGTATTATCAGCAGAAGACTTCCTAAACATTATAGAGTATTATATCAATAATGATCCCGGCTGTCTGATTATAGCGGATTCTTTATCCAATATGGTTCCAGCCGTAGAGCTTGAGGGAGAAGTACGAACAGGAGTTAGAAATGCTCTACCAAGACTTTTATCTATGTTTTTCAAGAGAATTAGCGGAACCCTCATGAAGAACAAGGTGATGTTGATTTGTATCACACATAATATTGCAAATACTGGAGGATCTCCATACGCTCCTCAAAAGATGGCAGATTGTGGAAATATGTTGCAGTATCAAGCTGGTACAAATATGGTTATCACCCATCGTGGAAAGTGGCAGGTGCCAAAAGATACTGGTCCACACGTTGGACAAATCGCCAACTGGTCTATAAAAACTTCTAATGCTGGCGGTCGCCCGAATAGCACAGCAGAAGGGTGGATACGATATGGAATCGGAGTAGATGAAGTACAAGAAATCATCCAGATAGCTTGTGAATTTCGTCTAATTAAATCTGCCGGTGCTTGGTATACTATACAGTGTGCGGTAGATGAACCTTCCCATCCAATAGTCGCTAAAGTTATAGCCGACAATAACGTTGGATCTTCAACAGAAGAACTTGAGAAGTTCTTTAAGTTTCAAGGCGTAAATAACGTGGCGGAATATCTTAACTCCACACCATCTATAGCTGAATTTATATACCAAAAAATCAAGGAGCTACATTGAAAGTCGTTGGTATCAATGGAAAAGAATATACTTGGAATTTAACAGGCTACGATGTATTCAATGATGACAAACGCAAAAGATCAAAGTTTCATATAAGAGCCAGAGTATTACTGAAAGAATTATTCAATAGCTATAGAATACTTGAAGAAGTAAAACTGCCGGGAAGCACAGAACTTCATAGAAAATCTGTACTGTACCTTGACTTTTACATACCTTCGATTAAACTAGCCATAGAGGTTCATGGTCAACAGCATTACGAGTTTTGTCCATTCTTCCACAAAAGTAAAGCAGATTTTCTCAAAGGCCAAACTAGAGATGATGATAAAATAGAGTGGTGCAGACTTAACGATATCAGATTAGTAACTCTTAAATACACAGAAAGCGACGATGAGTGGCGACAAAGAATTAAAAGCGTCTGAAAAACTAGCAGAACATATTGAAGCAATAAATGACTACATAAATAGTAGTAATACAAAATTCTCCTCGTTTAGAGAGGAATATTTATTAGTCTCTGATTTATCATCTGATCAACTTAAAAGACTTACTCAGCAAGAACTATTTGATGCCGCGTATCTTATTTATGGTTATGCAACCTATATTCAAGATGAAATCAATAAGAATAAGGTAGCACTGAGTTGGTGTCATGATCAAATGGAAAAACTAATAGTCAAGCACAGTCAGGATTTTGGTCAATATACCAAGCATGAATCCAAAAAGTATATTCTTTCACAGAACAATTCATATGCTTCATCTTTAGAAAACATGCGGGAAGTAGCAGAAGCTAGACTGCAATCTCTTGATGGCAAAGTTTATGAACTAAAAAGAAAAGCGGACATATTACTTGAGAGGGGCAAACGACAATGAGTGACTTTGATGCATTTATCTCTTCCCTATCGGAAGAACAAAAGACAGCACTGCTTAATATTCTAACATCTACTAAAAATGACACACCCGCCAAGTCGGCACCAAAAAGGGCTGTCAAGAAAACCAAGAAAAATAAAAGCACTAAACCATCTGAATCTACAGAATCCGCCGATGTAGATTCTGATTTCACAATGAAGAGGGCGGAAAGTTCCAATAATCGGAGAAGAGAACCCGTGAAGGCTAAAAAGAATCAATGGGTAGACGAGGGTGAATTCAAAGACTTTGATACAAAGTATGGAGAAAGAACACCACGAAATAGACCCGCACCTAAGAAGGTGGATGTAGATTGTTCGGTTTGTGGAAGATCATTTAAGGTAGATCCGCGTTATGTCTATGGAGAATATCACCGCTGTAGCAGGTGTGCAGGAAAGTAATATATGGAAACAAAACTAACCGATATTGGATCAGAACGTGCAGTTCTGGCTGGAGTACTACAGCATGGCATAGATGGATATGTTGCTATATCTGATATTATCAACAGCGAAAGCTTTGGTCATGTCAATAATCAAGTTCTCTACAAGTGCATAGAGAAAGTAATTAATAATGACCAAAAGGTTGATATACCAGCTATATTAGCCGCTGCTGATCATTTGAATTTGGGCGACAGTATAAATACTCCACAGGAGTTGAAATACATAAAGTCTTTGTTTGATTTTCCAGTTAACAAAGATAATATTTTTAGTTTTGCACTGCAAGTCAAAAAGTTTGAATTTGCACGTAAAATCAAAAAGCTAACCGCCAAGATTCATAAGGATGTAGATGATGTTACCGGATCAGAAACCATTAATGATATCATACAGATCCTAGAGAATCCCGTCACGGAATTTTTACGAGAAGATGACGGCGGGGATACGCCAGAAAAGATAGGAAAGGATATCGCAACTTATGTAGATTTCTTAGAAAATAACAAGTGCGATGTTATTGGTATTCCAACTGGATTTTCCCGTTACGATGAGGCTATCGGTGGAGGATTAAGGAGAAAGTGCGTAGACCTTGTGGCTGCAAGACCAAAAGTTGGCAAAAGCGTATTTGCTGATAATGTAGCATTAAATGTAGCTACCAGAAATGTTCCAGTGTTGATGCTTGATACGGAAATGAGCAAAGAGGACCATCTTAATAGATTGTTATCTGGCATTAGTGGTATACCAATTAATGAAATTGCAACCGGTAAATTTGTTGACGATGATGAAAAAAGGTCTTGCGTTCGCGGGGCTATGGAAATTTTAAGCTCTATACCGTATTCATACATTAGCGTTGCTGGCAAACCATTTGATCAGATTTTGAATCTAATCAAAAGATGGATTGTGCAAGAAGTCAAAACAGATGATACTGGCAAAACTAATGACTGCCTTATCATATATGATTATTTAAAACTAATGTCATCTAGCTCCATTACTAACAATATACAAGAGTATCAAGCACTAGGTTTTCAGATTACATCTCTACATAATCTGTGTGTTAAGTTGGATATTCCATGTCTTTCTTTCGTACAGCTAAATAGAGATGGCATTACAAAAGAAAGCACAGACGCTGTATCTGGTTCCGATAGATTAATCTGGTTATGCACATCTTTTTCCATTTTTAAGATCAAATCTCCAGAAGAATTAGCAGAGGATGGTCCCAATGCTGGTAACAGAAAATTAGTACCCATTGTTTCAAGACACGGTGGCGGATTAGACGATGGTGATTATATCAATATGATTATGCAAGGTTCCCATGCAAAACTAAGAGAGTTAAAAACAAGGAATGAGTTTAAGAATCAGCCAGTTGGCGATACAGGATTAATAGATAAAAATACACTAGATAAGGTAAACGATGGACTTGCAGAAGATCAAGAAGACTCTGAATGAAAATGCAGAGAAGATATTCTCTAAGCTTGGAATGAAGTACGAGGTATTCGGGGATAATATTTATTCAACGTGTCCAGTTCATGAATCTAGCGACAACCCAAGAGCATTCTCATTCTCTGTAAATAAAGGCATCTGGAAATGCTGGACCAGAGATTGTCAGCATCAATATAAAAACGATCTATTTGGCTTGATCCGTGGGGCATTATCCCAATCTCGCGGAGAGGATGTTACCTTTGGAGATGCTCTCAAATGGGCCTGCGACACGATAGAATTGAAAAGATCAACAACAACCAGTACTCCACCACCAAATCAAATAACGGATTTTGAACGCCTTGTGTCCTTTCTAAATCAGAAGGATGAAAAGGTAATACACCGATCTATTATTTTAGAAGAGGGAATACACTATCCATCTAAATATTTTCTAAGCCGTGGATTTGAGGCATCAACATTGAAATATTTTGAAGTTGGAGATTGCACAAACAAGAAGTCCAAAATGTATGATAGATCTATTATACCCATTCATGATGACGAGGGTAAACTGGTTGCTATGATAGGCAGAGCTATCAAAGAGTATAAGTCACCAAAGTTTTTGTTCGATCCAAAGGGTTTTAACAAGGCAGACCTGTTTTATAACTACCACAGAGCTATAAATAAGATAGTAGAAACGCACTCTGTCTTTTTGGTCGAGGGTCAGGGGGATGTATGGAAGCTATATGAAGCTGGCATACATAACGCCTTGGGTCTATTTGGGAAAACCATCAGCAAAGAACAAGAACTAAAGCTGAATAAATTACCCATCACACACATTGTTGTGCTAACAGATAATGACCAAGCGGGCAGAGAATCAAAAATACAAATACAAAGACAGTTTAGCAGATTTTATAAACTAAGCTTCCCAAAGCTAAACAAAAAAGATATTGGCGATATGACAGTTGAACAGATTAAAACATTGATACTACCACAGATAAAAGGGTTATCTCTATGAAGATTATTGGCATAGCTGGCAGAAAGCAAGCTGGCAAGAATACGGTAGCAAATTATATCAATGGTCATGTGCTTAAGCATAAAAACATGATCAATGATTTTGCTATTGATTCCAACGGTATGCTTGTAGTAAACACACAAGATATTACTGGTCAGTCTGGTTTTGGCATTTTTGACGTTACTAGAAAAGATAGTATCTTTGTAGATTATGCAGAAAGAGATTTATGGCCTTACGTCAAAGTTTATCATTTTGCAGACCCTCTTAAAGAAATGGCGGTAGGGTTATTTGGATTAAAACCATCTGAAGTTTATGGAAGCGATGATCAAAAGAATTTAGTAACGAATATTAATTGGGAATCAATGCCAGATTGTCCACCAGATAAAGCTGGGCCGATGACAAATAGAGAGTTCCTAGAACATTTTGGAACTAAGATAGTGCGTAAAATTAAAAGAGACGCTTGGTCAGAATATGCAATAAACAAGGTCGTGGCAGAACAATCAGAAATAGCTATTATACCAGATGTAAGATTTCCCAACGAAGTAGAGTCAATACAAAAGAACGGTGGAGTAGTAATCAGATTGACACGCAATGCTTTTAACAGCAACGCAGAAGCAGAAAAAGCACTAGATAAAGAAAATTTTGATTGGAAGAAGTTCGATTTAGTAATCGACAATCATGCAATGTCATTAACAGA